AAAACGCTGTAATAAAGCTCAAGGTCAGCCTTCAGAGCGCTGTCTCTGAGTGTTACGCACAAGGTCTGACTGTCGCCGTATGCCGAGGGCATACTTCTGAGCTTGGGCTTGAGCACCTCTTCAGCCTTGACAAAGAGGAAGTCTGAGGTAAAGTCCCCGTCCTCGTGCTGAAGCTGCATAGCGGGAAGTCTGTATTCACCCTTACCGTAGGTTGAGTATTCAAGGGGTGTCTGGTCAAGGGCAAATTTCTTATTCTTCTGTGAGTATGCGGTAGCGTTACCGTAGCCGCAGCCTAACTTATGGAAGAGGTAGATGTAATCGTCTGTGGCTTCAATTCTTCTTCCGTAATAAACACTCTCAAGGTGTCCTGAGGGCAAAACACGGATGATATAGCTTGTGCTTTCTGTCTGCAGATGAAAAACGTTGTCTTTCGCCTTTAAAATCATAATATTTTCTCCTTTGCCAAATCATAAATAATGATATAAACATCCATAATGATTATACTATTTATTGGTATTTATGTCAACATAAATGCTCAAGTTAAGGCCGTATCAGAGCTATATATCTGTTTTTATGGGTACTCCCCCATTTTCCCTTGACAAAAACCGAATGTTGTTATATAATTGTCAGGCTGTTGAGAAACAGAACAAACACATATCGAGGCGTAGCGCAGTTTGGTAGCGCAGATGTTTTGGGCATTGAACCCGACCGCCGCCGGTGGCGGATAAAGGGAGGGCGAAATGGCGCAGCGGTCAAAATCGCTCGGCGCCCCAAGCCGATAAGCGATTTTGGGCACCGCAAGAGGGCATCGTCGCCGAAGTGCGTCCTGTGGACGATGAAACGAGGCGAGGATGGCGCAGCGGTCAAAATTCATAGGCGCTCCAAGCCGTTATGAATTTTGGGCACCGCAAGGGGGCGAACAAAGCAGAAGGAAAACGCACCTTCTCACAAAATTACACAATTGAATAATATCGAGGCGTAGCGCAGTTTGGTAGCGCATCTGCTTTGGGAGCAGAGGGCCGCAGGTTCAAGTCCTGTCGCCTCGACCATAACTGAACCGATAGATTGATACAATTATCAACTGTCGGTTCGTTGTTTTATTCCCTTGAAACCGCTGTGGTTATGGGGATTTTTTATTTACAAATTAACCCCCTTTTGAAAACAGCCCTAAAACAGCAAAAAGCCGTATAATCGTTGGATTGTTCTCCTTCGACTATACGGCTTTCTCCGTTATATAAAACCCCTATCGTTATTCTTATGCACATATAGGTTCAGCTGTTATTGAAGCTGTTCGATCACTTTCACACCGCCTTTGAAGGTGAAAACTACAGACTCATCAGCATTGACGGTGACATGGTCGATGATTGCTATCCAAAGGTCATCCTCAAAGTCAAAGGGCATCTCATCTTGCTTTTCAAGGGTGCTGATAAAAGCACCTATTAACTTGACCTTCTCTTTGCGATTTTGCTTTTCTGCCTCAATTGTTTCGAGTTGTTTTTTCAGCTTTTCATACCGTGCAATGTGACGCTCATATTGCTCAAGATATTCTGCCTGGTTCTGTGCTTTAAGGGAGTTTTCATCAACACACGTGCGAATAAGCTCGGTAGTGATTTCGATTTCATCGGTTGTGGTTTTGATTTGTGCATCAAGTTCTGTCTGGTCTGAAAGGGAACATTGAAGTAAACGGCAATCATCAATAATGCTCTCTCGCATATCTATCATTTTACCGAAGGCTTTGAGAAACAGTCCCTTTATCTCGCTTTCATATAAATGAGGTGTTGTGCAGCGGTGGTCACCCTTGAACTTGTTATTACATTGCCATATTGTTCGGCGGTATTTATCTGTAGAGTGCCATACCTTTGAGCCATATGTACCACCACACTCACCACAGATTATGGTTGATGCAAATGCACTTGCAGAATTGTACCGAAGTCCTTTTTCTTTTCTTCGTTTAATCTCAATCTGTACCAAGTTCCATTCTTCAGGCGGAATGATTGCAGGATGGCTGTTTTCTACATAATATTGGGGAACCTCTCCCTCATTAACCTTCATCTTCTTTTGTAAGAAGTCAACAGTAAAAGATTTCTGTAATATGGCATCGCCTTTGTATTTTTCATTTTTAAGGATGCTTTCCACAGTGGAACTTTGCCATTTAACCTTACCACCGGGTGTAGCTATACCTTCGTCCGTGAGTATCTTTGCAATACTGCTCGGTGTCTTGCCTTGCATAAAGAGTCGGTATATTCGTCTCACGATTTCTGCTTGTTCAGGCACAATCTCCGGTAGACCGTTTGCACCTTTGCGATATCCGAGAAAGGTCTTGTATGGCAAGCTGACCTTTCCGTCTGCAAATCTTTTTCTCTGTCCCCAGGTAACATTCTCGGAAATGCTGCGACTTTCTTCTTGGGCAAGGGATGACATTATGGTTATGAGCAGTTCACCTTTGCTGTCAAGCGTGTAGATGTTTTCCTTTTGAAAATACACCTCCACGCCTTTCTCTTTCAGCTTTCTAACAGTGGTAAGACTGTCAACTGTGTTACGAGCAAACCTGCTCACACTTTTTGTTACAATAAGGTCAATCTTTCCGTCAAGGGCATCATTTATCATTGCATTGAAGCCATCACGCTTTTTGGTGTTGGTAGCTGATATGCCCTCATCGGTATATACCTTTACAAATTGCCATTCAGGGTTTGCTGATATGAACTGCGTGTAATAATCCACCTGTGCTTCATAGCTTGTGAGCTGTTCTTCACTGTCAGTGGATACACGAGCATAACCTGCCACACGGCGTTTTTGAGTTGATGTGTGCATAACCCCTGTATGAATGTTTTTAGTCGCAGGGATGACGGTTATGTTCTTAGCCATTGCTCTCACTCCTTTCTAAAGCCTTCTTCCTTGCCTTTTCTTTCATATCGGCTGTCCAACTTTCACTGCGAGAACGGTCTGTCCATCGTTTAACGGAAGTTTCTCCGTCAGCATAACAGAATACCAATGTATTATTGTTCTCGGCTCGGATAGCCGTTATTTTATCATTAAGGGCATTTATACTACCCAGTGTTTCCTCTGTTATTGAAATAAGTGTGTTTTCGGGAATTTGCTTTGATGCACAGCGCTCTTTTCCTATGGTGTTGAAGGTGCTGCAAATCCAAACCACACCTGATTTTGTAGTTTTTCTGCGGTAGTGTTTCCCGCAGTTCCCGCATACGATAAGACCGGTAAAAGGGTATGTTTTCTTCGGCGCAGGTCGGGCAAACTTCTCGGCTCTGCGTTTAATCTCTTCCTGAACAGCATTAAACTGCTCAAGGGTAATAATTGCTTCGTGGCTATCTGTTATATGATATTTCGGCAACTCGCCGTTATTTTCCATTCTTCGTTTTGTGAGATGATTTTCTCTGTAGGTCTTTTGAAGCAGAAGATTACCGGTATAAGCATAGTTGTTGAGTATTCTTGTAATGCTGCTTTTGTTCCAAGGGTTACCGCTTCGGGTAGGAACGTCTCTATCAATAAGCATCTTCGCAATTGCTGTAACTCCCATACCTGAAAGGTAGCTGTCAAAGATAATGCGAACAATCTCTGCTTCATCAGGTACAATAATGTATTTTCCTTTTTCGTACCTGTAACCGAGCATACTTGCTCTCCAAGGTATTCCGTTTTCAAAGTTTCTGCGGATCCGCCACTTTTGGTTTTCACTTGCCGAAAGGCTTTCTTCTTGGGCATAGGATGCCATTATGGTAAGCATCAGTTCACCATCTGCGGATATGGAGTGAATGTTCTGTTCTTCAAAGTACACATCCACCCCTATATCCTTAAGCATTCTCACAGTTTCTAAAAGAGTTACTGTGTTACGGGCAAAGCGTGATATGGACTTGGTTATTACCATATCAACCTTACCCGTCTTACAAGCTTCAATCAGACGAGTGAAGTTCTCTCGGTCTGCTTTTGTACCGGTCAAGGCTTCATCTGCATACACTCCGCAAAACAGCCAACCGGGATGTTTTTGTATCAGGTCATTGTAATAACTGACCTGTGAGGATAAAGAGTGCAGCATAGCATCTTTACCGGAGGATACTCTTGCATATGCCGCCACTCTTGTAAGGCTCGGAGCCTTCATCGGCACAAACGATACTTGCTTTATCGTTCTATTCATTGTGTTCTCTCCTTGTATCAATATTTCGGTAGTACATATATCACTCTAAAAGGGATATATATCAAGTAATATCAGCGAAATATACTGCACAAAGATACGCCGTATTTCTCTGCTAAAATATCGCAGAATTCTTCGTAATCTTTTTCGGAGAGAATACCGTGTTCTATCATATTTCTGAACACAGCGGTGCTTGTGCGAAATCGAGTTAAGCGGTCATAGTAACTGTCAGGATGCTTTTCTTCTTGCATCTGCGTAACATTCTCTGCTGCAGTATTTTCTCTTTTTGTTACCATAGCTTTCAAATTCCTTTCCACAGTGAAGGCAAGTCAAGGTGTAATATGCCTGTTTGTTTACTTCATCCTGATGGCTGTTCCAGAACGCCATACGGCACTTATCCGAACAGAACTTCTTTTCCTTTCTGCCTTTATGCTGCACCAAGGGTTTACCGCACTGCATACACACAGATACATCAGCCTTTGCCGGATGTCTGCGAAGGTGACTTTTTACTGTATCAGGTGAAAGACCGACCATGCCTGCGATGCGTTTGTAACCGAACCCCTGAAGGGCAAGATTTCGTATTTGGTTTTGCATTTGTAATCTCATAGCTGTCTCCTTTCTTGAGAGATTTCAGGGAGAGCAAGGAAAGCTCACTCTCCCCAACATCGGTTATTTTGTAATCTGAAGAACTTTAATTGCTTCGGGTCTCATCAACTTTGCATCAAGGAACTCAAAAGCAAGGTAACCGATATCATCGATTTTAGGTAATACCTCTTTGATAACCTTAACTGTTGTGTTTGCTCTTTCAATGATGCTGTAATAACTAAAGTCACCAAAAGCAACCGGTTTAGCACCACCAGTAGCCATAGGCATATATTCGTTGATAACAACCTTCTTACCGAGAATGGTATCTGTACTCTGATTCCACACATAGTTACCGTCAGCGTCCTTGAGGGTGCGAAGTGCAAGTGCCGTTTCATCGTTCATCATCCACACAGCATTTTTGCGGTATTCAGGCTTTACTGAAAAGAACAGCTTAATCACGTCATCATAGGTGAGTGTTTTGGTTTCAACACCTACCTCTGCACCGTCCTCATCATTAAGAATGCCTTTAGGCATCTTCACACCGTCACCTACAGTGAATGCATAGGTTTCAGCCTTTGCAAAGCTTTTAGCAAGACGAACAGAAACGTTCTTTTCAATGTTGAACTTTGCATCAAGCACAAAGGTTTCAGGCAGCTTACAAAGAGCTCCTAATTTATGCATACCGAAGGGGTGTTCGGTAAAATCGGCTACTCCGTCTTTTAAGGGGACCGATTCGTTTTCATCAAGCCAGTTTGCCCAATCACTACAATCCTGAACAGTAATATATCTACCGTCATATTTCATTGCAAAAACATTAGCAAGGTCACGGAACAAGCTGTGTTCTTTAAGTGCTGATTTGAAGGGTGATTTATCTGATAAGGGCATTGCATACATACCCATATTTGAGGCTCCGTGAAAAAGTTTGTCGGGGTTATATTCTTTACCCCTCGCATAGTTCCAGAAACCTTCTCTGTAATCTTCGGAAAATATTCCATATTTGTTATTCATTATTTTTTACCTCACTTTTCGCAATTTTTACAGGCGTATAACGCCAGAGTGTTTTTTGTTATGTGCGGACCTATGATATCCATTACACTACCGCACATAGGACAATGGATTTTAATTTTCTTGTACTCATCAGGTTCGTGAGCTTTCAGAGCAAAGACTCTGTACCGGTTAGAGGAATGCTGTATGAGGGCATATCCGGTGTTTTCAATAACATTGAAGTAATCTTTACCTTGAAACATCGGCATTTTCTCAAGGCCGTCCGAGGTACAATTGACAAG